AAATCCCTACGTCGTACGCTGCTTACACAAGGATACGAAATTAAAACTGAAAGATGGCAAGGTAAAGAAGAACCACCTGTCTTCCTAGAAATTCTGCATGCAGACTTAGTAGCTCCAATGTACCCTACACAGGAATTAGCATCAAGGGGATGCGGTGCTACACAACCCTGGGCTAACGTTCACTTTGAAGAACGTGTGTCTGGTATACCCTACAACCCTCCACCCTCACATACTATGTGGCTTAAAGATACAGACGAATATCTTGCTGACGAAGCTTTTAGCCATTCTTATCCCGAAAGAATGTGGTGCGATCGTGACAAAGATGGCATTCGATTCAAATGGGGTAACTTATTTACAGCGGTAGAACTCTTAAAGAAAGAGCCTAATACCCGACAATGTTATATCCCTATGTGGTTCCCAGAAGATCTTACTGCAGCCGAGCAAGGTGAACGTGTCCCTTGTACCTTTGGCTGGCACTTCATGCTACGTGGTGGTGAACTACATTGTGCATACCATATGCGTTCATGCGACGTAGTACGACATCTACATAACGATTTATTCTTTGCAAACTCCTTAGCTTTATGGCTTATAGATAAGTCTGGTATCAACGCAAAACCTGGCTATCTTCACTTCTCAGCCACATCACTTCATTGCTTTGCCAACGATCGTTACACCTTGGAGAAACTAACTAAATAATGTGTGGACTCATAGCAGCTAAAAACACTAGCTTAGACCTTAAGAAAATTATTAACAAGATGTCCTATCGTGGTATACTTGGTTATAAAGGGTATGCTGATATTATTACAGGTATAGATGAAAGATTCAGTCTGTGCCATTATAGCTTGCCATTCGTTAACTTAGATCCAGATGTTGCTATACAGCCAGTCTATGTTGATAACAGCTACACTCGACCATCTCTATTTGTAGGTGAAATCTTTAACTATAAAGAAATAGGTGATCAGCCTACAGACGGTCTATGCATATCCCATGCATTCCATAATTCTAATAACTGGATAGACGAGTTTCATAAGTTCGATGGCTTCTGGTCATTTGTCACAGTTCTCGATGGTGACTTGATAGCAATAACAGACTATCTCTCGCAGAAGCCAATCTACTATCGCACAGATATAGAAGCTTTTGCCTCAGAGATAGATGTACTAAAAGACTTTGGTCCAGTAACTCCTAACGAGCTATTCCTATCGAATACACTCAAGTGGGGTTATGATCCAACAGGCTTAACCCCATGGAATGAGATTAAGCAAATCCCACCAGGATGCTACTANCACAAAGGTAACATCCATCAATATTGGGATTGGTCAAAGGTTGATCGGTCTGATTCGTTACGATCGGATCTTAAAAAAGCTACTGAGCTTAGGCTTGGTGGTGAACGTGAAGTGTCTATTCTGCTATCTGGTGGCTTAGATTCTTCTATCATATATGGGCTAATCAAAGAACTTGGCCGTGACGTTAAAGCTATTCACGTAGAGAATCACGAAAAAGACTTTGCTTCCCTAATGACGCAAGACCTAATTGAAGTAACACTTGATGATGTATCAGATGAAGATGCAGTTCGTATACACCAAAGCCCGGTGGATCTAGGTTCAGTTAAGCCACAAATAGCTATGGCTTCTAAGCTGAAAGACCTAGGATTCCACGCTGTTATGACTGGCGATGGTGCAGACGANCTGTTCGGTGGTTACAGACGTGCAGAGCAGTACGACAGTCAGCACTCAGATGTATTCTGCGAACTACCATATTATCACCTGCCAAAACTAGATCGGACTATGATGTACTATACAGTAGAACTCCGATCTCCATTCCTAGCACCGTCAGTTGTTAAGCATGCCCTGGATCTTCCCTATGAAATGCGTAAGGGCATTAAACAAAAGCTTATTGACGAATTCGCTTACCTACTACCTACCGAAATACTCGAACGACAGAAACACCCCCTTAAAACAGATTCGATCCGTAAAGATCCTATGTCTCAGCGAATCGCTAATAATGAAATATGGAAAAATCTATGAACAAATACATATGGGATCTTCGCTATCTCAAATTGGCAGAACACATATCAACTTGGTCTAAAGACTCTACTGGTATTGGATCAGTAGCTATAGGGGATCAGGGTCAGGTATTAGCTCAAGGCTATAATGGATTCCCACGGGGTGTCAAAGATAGCCAGGAGAGATACGACGTTAAAGAAGACAAGTACAAGTTTGTAGTTCATTCAGAAATGAATGTTATATACAATGCATCTTACAACGGTGTATCACTTAGAGATTCAACGCTATATGTCTGGGGATTGCCAGTCTGCTCTGAGTGTGCTAAAGGTATTATTCAGACCGGCATTAAAAGAGTAGTTATGAGTAACAGGGATAGAATAAGCACCTTACCCCTATCTGATAAGTGGAGAGAGTCATTTGACCTTACCAAAACCCTATTCGAAGAAGCCGGAGTAGAATGGGAATTTGTGTAATAGGGATGTACAAATATTCAAAGATGTGGTATAATGGTACCATAAACAAACAAAGGTAAACTATATGTCAATAATGGATAAACTCAAAAAGAATTCTAAGGTCAAAGAAACCCAGGTCTTAAGCAAGTCGAAATTCTTTACAAATAAAGATATGATAACAACAGACGTACCCATGATTAACGTGGCTCTTTCTGGTGATATCGATGGTGGACTAACACCAGGACTTACAGTTCTTGCTGGTCCTTCTAAGCACTTTAAGACTTCATTCGCTCTTGTTATGGCTGCAGCATATCTAAATAAGTATCCTGATTCTGTTATGCTATTCTACGATTCAGAGTTTGGCTCACCCCAATCATACTTCGAATCTTTTGGTATAGACACATCTCGGGTTCTTCACACCCCAGTAGCTAACGTCGAAGAACTAAAATTTGATTTGATTGGTCAGCTTGAAAATATTGAGCGTGAAGATAAGGTTATTATTGTTATAGACTCTATTGGTAACCTAGCATCTAAGAAAGAATTGGATGATGCTATTAACGAGAAATCAGTTGCTGATATGTCACGTGCTAAAGCACTTAAAGGTCTATTCAGAATGTCAACCCCTTACTTGACTATGAGAGATATACCAATGCTGGCTATTAATCATACCTATCAAGAAATGGGTCTATTTCCTAAAGCAATCGTTTCAGGCGGAACTGGCATCTACTATTCAGCAGATAATATCTGGATTATCGGNCGTCGCCAGAATAAGAAAGGTACAGATGTAGTAGGATACGACTTTGTTATTAACGTTGAAAAGTCAAGGATGGTTAAAGAAAAATCCAAAATCCCCGTAACAGTATCATGGGAAGGCGGCATTGAAAAGTACTCTGGTCTACTTGAGATTGGCCTTGCTGGTGGATACGTACAAAAACCTTCTAACGGTTGGTACTGCCGCGTAAACAAAGATACGGGTGAAATGGTAGAACCTAAGGTTCGTGAAGCCCAGACCTTGGAAGCTGCATTCTGGAATCCTATCTTTAAAGAGTCAGACTTTAAAGAGTTTGTTAAGCAGCACTACACAATTGGTTATCGCTCAATGATTTCTGAAGATGAATTTGATAGTTTACTTGAAGGAGAAAATGGTGTATAATAGTATATCGAAACATGATTATCAGCAAATATCTTATATAGAAGATAGCGATCATGATTCATTTAAGATACTAACAGGTAGGTATTCTGGTACTGTGGTAACATACGGTAAGATAGCATTAACGGAGCCAACAAACGGTGGTGAAGATGCAACCCTATCATTTGAGTATACCGTTAACGAATCTAATCTAGATTCTGAAGAAACGGAATCCCAAGAGTTCAGGACATACCTTGGGGATATGCTTCAATTAGTTATACAAGAAGCTCTAGAAGAAAAGAACTTTGCAATCGGAGAAAAGCCAAGTGATACAAACAGTCATTTTAAGAAATCTTATAACTAATGACGACTTTACGCGTAAGGTTATTCCCTTCTTACGTAAGGATTATTTCGAAGGATCTCATCGTATAGTATTCGATAAGATCCTGGAGTTTGTTGGTAAGTATAATAAGCTGCCTACACCAGAATCTCTTAATGTTGAGCTAGATGAATCATTTCTCAACGACCAGCAGTTCTCAGATGCTGCTGGCGTTGTTCAGGAAATATCTACTGCTGCAGAAAATCCAGATTCAGAATGGCTACTCGAGCATACTGAAAAGTGGTGCCAAGATCGGGCAATCCATCTTGCTATTATGAAGTCCATCTCTATTATCGATGGCAAAGATCCAGAAATGACTAAGAATGCACTACCAGAATTACTATCAGAAGCATTATCTGTTGGCTTTGATACTAATGTCGGTCACGATTATCTGGCAAATGGCGAACAAAGATATGACTTCTATCATCAGGTAGAAGATAAAATCCCATTTGACCTAGATCGATTCAATGAGATTACTAAGGGTGGTTTACCTAAGAAAACCCTGAACATTGCATTGGCTGGTACTGGTGTAGGTAAGTCGCTGTTTATGTGTCACGTTGCTGGCTCAGTTCTGGCACAGGGTAAAAATGCACTCTATATTACTATGGAAATGGCAGAAGAAAAGATTGCAGAACGTATCGATGCTAACCTAATGAATGTGGCAATCGATCAGTTAGGTAATCTAAGCAAAGAAATGTTTACCTCTAAAGTTAAAAATATTGGAGATAGGTATCAGGGTCAGCTGCTGATCAAAGAATACCCAACTGGTAATGCTCACGTTGGACACTTTAGGGCTTTGCTCAAAGAGCTTAAGCTTAAGAAAAACTTTATTCCTGATATGATCTTTATTGACTATCTAAACATCTGCGCATCTTCTCGAATGAAGGGTATGGGTGGTGCTATTAACTCCTACTCCTATATCAAAGCTATTGCAGAAGAGATCCGGGGTTTGGCTGTAGAGTTTAATGTACCTATTATGTCAGCTACACAGACTACTCGTTCAGGATTTGGTAACTCAGACGTAGGTCTTGAAGATACATCGGAATCATTTGGTCTGCCAGCAACAGCTGACTTAATGTTTGCTTTAATATCTAACGAAGAGCTGGATGGATTAGGCCAGATACTGGTCAAGCAATTAAAGAATAGATATAATGATCCAGGCATTAATAAGCGTTTTGTAGTTGGTGTAGATAGATCTAAGATGAAGTTATTTGATGTTGAGCAATCTGCTCAAATGGGTTTGGCTGATG